AAACAATACAACAAACAATACAACAAACAACAGAAGAAGAAATAGAAATCGAAATAGGCAAACAAGTGACTTAAATAATAATAATAATAATAACACATACAATTCTAATTATAACACACACAATTCTAATTATAACACACCTAACTCTAATTATAATACACCTAATTATAATTATTACACACCTAACTATTACTTACCCAATTATTATTTGCCTCACTATTATTTACCGCCTACTTATTATAGACCAAATTCCAATTATAATACCAATCGTACACTAAGATTTCAACCATCTAATATGTTATATCAAAGAACATATAGACCTCCTCTATATACTTTACAAAGGCAGATAGAATTATCTACTCAGAACGCAAGATATGGTGATTTAGTCTCTCCATTACATACTATATGCCCCATATCACACGAGCCATTTAACGAAAATTCACAGGTTACTATTATAAGGCATTGCGGACATATTTTTAATACAACAGAATTAAATACTTGGTTTACGAATAATTCTGTTTGTCCAGTATGTAGATATGACGTTAGAAATTATAGAACTCATTATCTTCCTCAACAAGAAGAACCACAACAAGAAGAACCGCAACCAGAGCCGCTACCACCACCACCACTACCTACTTTGTTAGATCCGAGTAATAATTTACTTAGGCGACCAAGAAGAAACTATATTTCATTAATTGATATATCTTTTAATAACTTATCTGATGTTGATGGAATTACAAACGATATTTTAAACGTTTTTAGTTCTATTTTGTTATCAGATGCTTCTTATAATAGTTATTTTATATAATAATAAAATTTAAAGATAATTAACTTATTTAAGTTAAAACATATTATGTTTAAATTTATTACTATATTTAATAACACAACCATTAAAATAATAGGCATTTATTTTATATGGGTATGCTTACATTATTTTGCTTCACATATTTATTCTGAAATATGTGTTCCGGCAACTTTGTATGGTTTTTTTATTTCTCCATTTTTGACACTCTCACCACATTGTCAAGCATTAAGATGGCTCATTTATAATAGTGCATCTTTTATTAATAACGCATGGTTTTTAATTGGAACCTGGCTTTGTTCTTTATTAATAAAAATAAATGAAGGAATAAATATTCCTATTACGCCAATAGATAAATAAATTTATTTTTATTTTTCATTGTTAATCAAAATAATATAAAGACATAATAAATAATATATTATTAAAAATGAGAAGACATAATAAAAAATGGGGCGTTAATGAAGTACTTGCGTTACAAAGAGAATATGAATTATTAGAATTGTCAGTAAAAGAAATAGCGATAAAACATGAAAGGAGCAATAAGTCTATATTATTTAAGCTTACTCAAGAAGGGTTTATTGATAATTGGGAATCAGCAAGAGGTTTTGACGAGTGTAATTTAAGTGCTGATTATTTCAGTGGAACATATGATAATGTAACTTCCTCTCTACAAACTCAAAGTAACACGGAAAATCAATTATCAGAAGAGAATAGTTATATGATAGAACGCGTAGAAACATTGGAAAAAAATATGTTTGAATTTAAATCTATTCTTACTAAATTATTAAATGAAATGTCTCATTTAAAAACTCAACTTAATTCTTCACATTTAAATTTATAAATATATTTATTTAGGAAAAGATAAATTAGTTAGTTGTATTTAATAAATATATTTTTTTCTTCGTTTATTTTATAAATGACATTTGAAAAAACTATTGGTAGTCGTGCAGAAGTATGGCATGGCACAGCAAAACATACATCTGGTGGTTTAACAAAAAGTAGTTTGTTTAAAAATAAAGCTGGTCGTATTGTTTCAAAAAAGAAACATCATACCGCTAAAAAAGATAATCGTTTAGTAAAAAGTGGATATGGAACAAAGAAAGGTACATTTGGATACGTTAAAATTGGAACCAAAAAAAATAGAACTAAAGGTAAAAAAGGAGGTTCTCCATATGGTAACTCATTGAGCCCAATGGGTATAGATGGACAAGGAATTACAAGTTATCCTAACAATTCTACAGACGTTCAAATCGCAGCTGGTATGGCTGGTGGAAAACGTCGTAAGTATGGTGGAAAAGGACACGCATTGAACCCAGCAAACGTAGACGGACAAGGAATTACAAGTTATCCCCATAATTCTACAGACGTTCAAATCGCAGCTGGTATGGCTGGTGGAAAACGTCGTAAGTATGGTGGAACTACAAAACCAGTAAATCCTACACTTGTAACTTCAGTAAATGCAAACCCTTTATCCAGAGCATTGAATGCTTAAAATAATTTCACATCTTCTGTTTATTCTATATTTTCAAATACTTTTTTACACCCTTGATAGTTTTCAATGGTGTAAAAATACATATACTTTTTGTTACCATAATATATTTCTAGATAGGTTGTTAGCTGAATATGGGTTTTTTCTCCAATTACCACGCATATTTTTTGTTCTTGTTAAATAATTGTGTCTTCTAGTTTTGTTATTATGTTTAGTAAAATCTTCATAACCTATTTGACCAAAATTTATCCATTTACATTTTTTTGGATCATATATTTTATATTTTTTTATAGGATTGTTAGCTGGATATAATTTTGCGGTTTTACCCAAATATTTATATGCCATTTTTTGTGCTTTTTCTGGATTTGAGTATTTACGCAGTTTTTTCGTAAACCCTTTATATTTCATTTAAATATATGTATAAAAAATTATGATATAATAAATTATAGTCTATAAAAATCTTAATGTTTTTTCTTAGTGTTTTTTGTTTTTTTTGTTTTTTTTCTTAATGTTGTTTTTCCACCTGTCTTACGCCAAAATTGATACCACTTTTTCTTTTCTTCATCAGGCTTATAGCTTTCTTCTGGGTATTTTTCACTTAACTCTTTATATTTTTCATTTAAACCATAAGACTTAAGATTTTGTATATATGTTGGATTTGGTTCATATTGTTCTTTTGGTTTAGCAGCTGCCGCTACCCGACGAGCTTCAATAAAACTATCTTGACGATCTCTTAGATATGTTTGTTCTTCTATTAATGCATCAGTAAATTGTTGACTAACATTTTCACCAACATTTTCACCATTATTGTTTATGTTTGGTTCAATGTTATTATTATAATAAAATTCTTCGTTTACTTCATCATCTTCACTTAATGCTATAGGTTGGGTTGGTGTTACTTGCTTTGTTTTATTTAAGTATGTCTGATATAAATTTTTACATTTAAAATTATAGTTTGCTTTACCTGTTAATGATGATTTAGGACAACACGTGTTATATAAATTAAATGCTTCGTCGCTTGTAAAGTTATTATAATTATACCTAGCTGGATATTTTACCTTTTCACAAACAGGCAAATCTAAAATTTTTTGTGTGTTAAACAACCCCGCACCTTTTTTTGAACGCGTTTTTTTTAATTTTTTATTTTTATAAATATTTTTACTTTTCATATATTTATAGTTATATTTTTTTTTCCAAAAAATTTAGTTAAACTTTGAACTCCTTCTTTTTCATTTATGGTTTCTCTTAAGTATTCATCAAATAATAATATTTTTACTTCTTTATTTTTTAGTTGTTCTAATTTGTCTTCAAACTTATCTTCTTCTATATTTTTACGTAAATGTTCTACTTCTTTTTTAAATTTTGATATTTTTGATTTTTTACCATTTTGTTCCCATATTTTTTCCAATACTAAAGCAAATACTTGTTGAACTGGTTTCATTATTTGATTTGTAATATAAAACGAATAGTCTATCTTTAAATTATTCTCTAAAATAAAAGTAGGGGTTTCTATTTTTTCTCCTTGTAATGCTTTTTTATTTTTTGTATTAATATAAACAAATGGAATTCTATCTCCAGAACTTGGTTTATTTCCTGGGTCTCGTGATGTAATCCTATCTGCTAATACTTTGTGTGCTATACCCTGTGGATTTTTATAACCTGAACGCAATGACTTTGTTATAATTAATTTTTCTATCGGATATTTTTCATCTACTATATTTTTGAGACATGATTTTAAAAATTCAATAGCTTTTTGAATATTTTGTTCTTTCATTAAAATATCTATTATTCCTCCATATATGTCTTTTACTATTGGAGCATTGTCACGACGTTTTAATACTATTCCCATTTCTTTTCTTTTACATTTTGTCGTGTCTGTTTCATAAAGCATCCCAACATACCTTTTTTTAGATAACAAACAAAATGGCATAAATGTTTTTTCATACTCTAAATCGTGTGGAGCTTTTAAAAACTTTGATGCCAAATGGCCTGCCTCTTGAGCTAATTCAATAGTAATTTCAAGGGCTTCTTTTCCACGAATTGGTTTTCCCTCTGGTGTTTGTAAATTAAAAGTGAAGAATACTGAATCAGTATTATGAACTATTAAATTTCCAACACCTGCCGCAAAATGATGATTATCTGTAGTCAAATCATACACATAACCTTCGTATTGTATTTCTGTAATAATTTTTATTTTACTATTGTAAGAACATAAGTTTGGAGATTTATTAATAAATACAAAGAAATAATTTACTGAATTAGTAAATAAAGTAAATAGTTTGTTTCCCTTATTTAGCATATAGCAACATTTTGCTGCGTCTAACATATTATTAAAGATAAATCTAACATTACCATTTACTATTTCATCATTTTGATACAATTTTGATTCTTTCGGCAAATTATTATGAAGTAATTCTGTTCCTATTTGCACGTCTTTAGGTGATATTTCTTGACCTTCTTTTGTTAAAAGCGAATGATCGTCCGTTACATCTACCAGTCCTGTATGTGTTAAAATACGTATCATTTTTTTATGAGAAGCTAATTGATGTCTAATAACACGATATAACTTTGTCCACCCCTTATCACTCCATGTTTCTACACCTTCTAGTTCACAAAACTCTTTTTCTTGTTTACCTTCTTCTTTACACTTTATCCAATTATTATTTCCATATTTATTTGCGAGTTCTTCAATAGTTACAATGTCAAATTTGTCATTTACTTTTACATACACAGGTGTATAATTTGCCACACTATCACCATATATATATTCTGCCTTTGTTAAAACAGGACCATATTTATTTGTTTCGCAAATTTTATTTCCATAACATGTTTCAATCATTTTTTTAGCATATGTTAAAAGCATTCGGCCTGTCGCAGTAGTACACGCAGCAATATCTTTTTCATAAAATGTACTTGTTTTGGCACCACACTGACCATAAAGCGAATTTGCTGTCAACTTATATCCAAGTTGTCGTTGTTCCAATACTTGTTTCATAAATTCATCAGTTTGTAGCGGAATAAGTTTTCTCGTAGTTTTTCTTGCAATCAATAATTCTTCTAAAATAGAAGGCATAATTGCCTTTCCTTCACCTGTTATGGTTGGTTGTGCAAATCTACATATTTTATGCCCTGCTAACACTTTTTCAGCAGCCGAAGTAGGTGTTTTTCTAACATATCTGTAAGTATCATACGTTATATTTACATATTCATAACCTGGTAAATTATCATATATAAAATTATCGTTCTTATCTTTTTCTCCATATTCTTCAATTAAATTACCTGCTAAATCATACTCTTTCGTCCATACTTTACTATCGTGTGATAAATTTTCACTAATCATTGAACTTGGATAAAGTGACGCATAATCTACACACGCAACTGGATTATCAAGATATAAATCGCATTTTGGTTCTAAAACAATCGCTCCTTCATATCCTTCGTCTAAACTTCCTTTTTCAATAACAGGCATTAGTGTATTTTTGTCACGACATTTTTTAGCAATATAACTCGTCAATTTTATACCTTGGCCTCTCATAACTAAGAAATTTATAGGAACACTACAAATTTTTGCCATCTCAATAAAACCAGTTAAAACATCTGATTTATTAAATAAATAATGGACCAAATTACAATCTTGAATACAATATTTTGCTATAATTGCTCTATCATCTGCTGAGCCATTAGACATTCTAAAAATATCTTTAGGTGTAACATCATCCTTTGCTAAACACCATCTTACTTTTTTTGTAAAATCTGGACTTACGTTTCCATTTATCTTAAAAATGCCTGTTGTTTTATTTACATACGTAACCAAAAATTTCATTCCATCAGCATAATAATCAACAGAGTGTCCTATTTCTTCAAAATGAATATAACTTCCTACTAATAATCCTGTCATATTTGATGTTTTTATTTCAGTTTCATTGCCTTGTATTTCTAATTTTTTCACGAAATCACCGATAAAATTGCCAGCAACATAATCTAATTTGTAACTTGTTAAGTTTGATTCGCGTCTATAAAAATTATATAAATCTATCTGTAATCTTCCATTCATTTTTATAAATCTTAAATCATGTTGTCCACTTGCGATTTGTATGCTTGTTTCTTCTATTTTATATTTTCCTGTATCCTTATCTATTGTTCCACAAATTTCATCATTATTTCTTGATAATTTTAAAAACTCTTCCACACATCTATTTTCTTCAGCACGTCTAAACATAAACTCATAATCAAAACCAAATATATTATATCCAATAATTATATCTGGATTTTCTCTTTGAATTAATTTTTGCCAGGCAATTAAAACATCTTTTTCCTTATGATATGTTTCTATTATACTATTTTCTCCTGGTAAATTCGTACATGTATTTAAAACAATACAGTGGTTCATATATGGTTCTTCATCGCCATAATTCATAAATGTAGTTCCGATAAAAGTAACTTTATCACCTTCTAATGCTGGAAATATTTTGTTTAATGTATCATTTAATTCTTTTAACTTACCTTCTCTTTCAAATTTGCTGTCGCATAATATATCAACAATAGTAGCTGTTTTATTTGTATATGGTTTTACATATTTTTTATATTCGTTCTCTTCATCTTCATCATCTAAAGACATTTTTTCAAAAAGGTATTCTATGGTTGTCGTTTCATTTAAATCTTTATTTGTATTAAACGAACGAACTTCTGTAGTTAGCCATTTTTCACAGAGTTTTTCTATTTCTACCTTGCTGGGATAAAATATTTTCGGATAAACTATATCTATATCTTCCACATTCTCATATCCAAATGCTGTTAAAATTATTTTTCTTAAATAATTTTTACATACTTCTTTTGTAATAGTAATTTTTAATTTTTCAAAATATTCTATAATATTTGTTGCTAGTTTTTTATATGTTTTTTTTGGGACAGGAAAATCTCCGTGACTACTGCTCGCTTCTATATCAAAACTACATATTTTATATGGTACACGAGTTTCCATATCGTTTAAAGAAATTACATGTTTGCTGGTGATTGAATATTCATAAGTACATTTTGTTTTTTTTGGTCCATCACTTATTTCTATTGTGTGTTTTTTTGGCAAAGCAATCCATCCTGATGGACTTATATCTTTTATATGGAAGAAACGTAATAAAGGGGGTATATTTGATTCGTATAATTTAGTATACGTATTATTATATTTGTATCCATCTTTTAATAATCGTCTGCCTTCATTACTTTGATATTCTGAATACCAAATATTTTTAACTTTATTAAAAGCATTCATACTTGAAAACTCAAACTTAACAAATTTGTGTTTTTTTCCAGCATCAAAACCATATAATTTTTTTTTTTCAATAAGAATACATTCGGTTATTGAATTCTTATAATATTCGCCAATTTTCTCTTTAATATGAAGAAGAAAGCTTTCTTTTGTTGATTTTTTCCACGTATCATCCACCATTACATAAAAGAAGGGTTTAAAATCATCTACTATTATTGATGCAGTTTCACCTTTTTCATTTACTCCAAACATTTGGATTATAAATTTAGATTTATCTCTATACACTTGTTCTTCCTCCTCACTAGTCGTCTCATCATCGGCCAATTCCTTATTAAAAATATTGAAATCGAATATTCTAAAAATATGTTCCATTATATAATTATTATAGTTACTTTTGTTTATTTAGTTTAAATTTATTCAATTTTAAATTAAAACAATATATTGGCTCTTTATTATTTTTGTATTTTTTGTATTATTTTGTATTTTACCTATGTTTTTCATTTTTTTTAAATATTTTTTAAACCTTTTTTCATTTCAAATGCCGAATAAAAAAGAGGTTTCCCTCATTTTTATTTTTTTATATAAAGTTTTTCTCATTTTTTCTTTTTGGACTGTGTAATTTTACAATCTATTTATATTTCTAACTTTAAATATTCTTCGTGATGGTTTTAATAAACATTTTGTAGTAGGATTTGGTTTCCTATTTATATATAAATTGACCCCATCAATAGTATTTTCACAAAATAAATCAACTACTTGTATCATAGTAGTTGTTGTTCCAATAACCACTGAAAATACCCAGTATCCTTTTACTCTGTAAGTAATTAC